ATAAAGTCCGGCCACATATTTTTTACAAAAATTAAAAAGTCCTCCTGACACCTTTCGTGCTTTTCTATTTGTGCCAGTCTTAATTTAAGTTTGACCTCCTGCTCTGAAACATCCATCAGGGGGCCCCTACAATCTTAAAAAACATATCGTCCCAACGAAACGGCTGCATACAGTGAAACTCCGGCTTCTTATCTTTTAACCCGTCCATCTTCAAATCTACGGCATCTTCTGCCTTAAACAAAAACATTTCGGCACGCTCCGATGGCTTCGTCTGCTTCTTAATCAATATCCAACAAGAGGCGTGTTTGTGTTTCGTGAGCCACGATACCTGTGACGGGCGCAGATCTACTTTGTCCGTCGTCGTAAACTTGAGCTCAACAAAATGAAAACAACCATGGGTATCACAGAGGAGGACGTCTGGGATTCCGGCTCCGACCCAGTTTTCAATTCGCGTTAGCGACAGCTTTCGACTTACTCTTTGCGCCGCTTCCTTCACTTGTTTGTAAAAGCCGCTCTCCTTCTTCACGGCTATCGTTATCCTCTTCTGGGGTGATGTCGATTGTGACTGGGGCATAACTCTCCTTTATCTCCTTCAATGCTTTCATAACTTCTTCCTTAGACATACTGTCTATGCTCCCGTGTCGTATCTCAGATTTATTTACATATATATTGCCTTGCGCCATACCGCGACGAAACTCTGCCTGCACCGCTGCCGAGTACGCACCATTCGCTAACGCCTGATCACGAATAAGCTGAAGATCACGCACATGACGATGAAACGTAATACCATACTTCTCATCTAACTGACGACGATACTCTTTGATCGCATGAACAACATGAGGAGACATATGAGGGTTCGTTAACTCATACGCACGAGTGTGGGCACTCGTTGCACTGTACCCGGCATTCTCTGCGGCTTCACGCATAGTTATCTGCCCGTCCTTGCTAACAAGTTCGCGGACAAACAGTTCTTGTTTTCGTGTCAAAGGGGTTTTTATGGTGGCGGGTTTACGACCTCTTGTCTCTTGGCGTATGCCCGTTTTTCCTACTTTTCGTTTTCTCATTCTCGGACCTCGGTAAATGGCTAGTAAATAGGCATAATATGCACGTTTTTTAGGCAGTTAACAAGAACCTTTTTTATTGCACAATAAATAGGCATTGTTTCACGTGAAACATTCATACGATTTTTTGCATAATTATTCGTGAAAAACATGGCGCAAGCTAACGCTTGCACAGCGCCGGGCCGTGCTCATCTGATCGCGATTTTTTGAGCTCGGGCCCCGTTAATTGACCCGATATTCGGGGGCCCCTAGAAGAAAATTTTTAACCTAGGGCGGGGGGCCATGGTTCGCGGATCCGCTGCAGCCGTCGCGGATTTCGGGCCGTGGATCTCGGAAAAGGGGGCAGCCGCGTCGCGTGGCGGGTCTAGGATCTAAAATCTAGGATCTAAAATCTAGGATCTAAAATCTAGGATCTAGGATCGCGGGCCGTGGATCTCGGCGGATCTCGGCGGATCTCGGCGGATCTCGGGCCGTGGTTCGCGGGGCTCATACGTTTACGATCGCACGCGGACGGCGGGCCGTTGCGGGTTTAACTGGAAATAGCGAACAAAAAAAAGCCCGCTTCACGCGGGCTTAATTTGAGCCGTAAGGGGGCTTTAAGTATGGACGTGGCCGTCGGGCTCTATTCCGAACGTGACGCCCCTATAGACTATTAAAGCCGTATCACGGGCGCCGATCTCGGGGAAGCATTCCCGCCGAAAATTTAAAAAGCTTATCGGAACGCGGTCTTTAAGAATACCCGCAACGTAAATATTTAAAGTCGGCTTCTCTCGATCGTAAAGTCTTTTAAGGGCGTTCAATTGGATCTTATTTAGTCTCATAATTGGCCCCCCTTTTAAATTCATCAACTAAAAGCTTGGCCCGATCCATATCTTTATCGGCCAAGGCGTCAACAACGCCCGCGTGCAATAAAAGCTTAGAATACGTCGGAATATCCATCTTTGCATACTCGGCAAATTCTTTATAAAAATGTTTAGTTAAAAAGTCTTCATTCATAGTTTTTTCCTATAGTTAACAACGGGGCGAAATTACCCCGCTTGCCCTAGTATAAGAAAAAATAGGATATTAACAACCCAAAATAAAAAAGCCCGCGTTAACGGGCTTTATTTGGGCGCTATGGGCGGGCTTTATTCTTGCCCGATATCTCCCGCTATATGATGTCTTAAGATTCGGCGGGGCGGAATAGTTTTAATAAATTTCCGCAATATTTCCGAGTCTGTTTTTTCTTGCGGTTTATCCGCCAAACGTTTCCAATGAATGTTAACGTTGCCCCCGTCGGCATAACAGCCCCCGCGCGCCCCGTCGTTTATTTTCTTTTTTTGGTTCCCGTGCGCCGTAAAGGCTATGATAAAATTCCGATCGGATCGGGCGCACAACGGCCCTTTTTCGCCCCCGCAATTTAAACAACTCACTTTATTATTATTATATTCCTCGGGACACCGCACAACCCGCACGCCGTCTCGTTCTTTATGTTTAAAGGCGTTTTCGCTCCAATAACTTTCCGCAACGATAAAAACAGTCGGAATATTCTTTTTAAAAGCTTTGACGGCTTTACTCCATAGATCGGCGCTGTAATTAATCACGGCCTTTTTTTTCTCGGGCGCGATCAAATTAAACCATTGCGACGGGTCAAAGTGTGAAAACGTAAACGCGAACCCACCGACGGGTTTAAACCCATATAAAACGCGGGTATATTCCAGATCGATCTTTTCGGATCCGCGACCGCTTGCGTTAAGCTTGCATGATACGGGGCAAGATCCAAACTTATTACCCGCGCCCGCTCTATATGTTATTGCAAGCCCTTTTGTTTTCTTGCCCGTGCTCATTTCATTTACTAGTAATACCATTTTTAAAAATTCCCGTGTTATTGACATTATCTTATATATACATAAAAAAAAGGCGGATGTAAACACCCGCCCGATTTAGTGATATTTTTGCAATAGGCCAGCCCGCCCGCGTGGCGGGTCTGGAATTTATGCGACGGCTTTTTCTTTTTTTTCTTTTACCCGCGACCAATCCGACGCCCGCATATTTAAAACTTGCCCTCCGCGCCGTTGCCACAAATCAACGTCATCTTTTTCCGCCTTATGTTGGCACGCCGTGACGGCGTTTATTAACGTTGCGCGGGTTAATGGTTTATCGCGTTCATAACCCGCTTGCCCTATTGTAGAAATAAGGCCGTTCAAAAGCCCGCTTGTTTCTTGTTTGGTAAGGGCTAACACTCGGCCCGCATTATTGGCAAGCTCGACGGGCTCAATATCCTCGGCAACATCCGCACCCGCCAAGCGCATTTTTTGCAACACCTCATCAAAGCTTTCACGGCTTGAATAACTTTTTACTAGATCGCGAAGCTTTAAGGCCATGGCCTTATTATCGGCGTCTTTTGCTTCTTGCGATAAAACGCCGTAAACGTCACTTTCACGGGCGCTTGTTATATGGGCGCTTCTGCTTCTGTTATCGGTCTGCATTCCATTTGTGCACGCCAATGTCCAAAAATTCTGCCATACAGCAATCGACCCATGCCCCGTTTCACTATTAGAAAAACCAATACCATTCGCCATAAGATCACCGACGTTGGCCCCCTCTCCAGTTTGTGCGTTAAACTTAAAGCGCATATACATTCTTTTTTCTGTATAATCGGCTTGCATAATCTCGGGGGCTTCTTCTGTTCTATCCAGTAAAGCGGGTATAGAAGCTTCAAGAAAATCGTAATTATCAAACGTTTTAAATTTGTCGGATAAATTAGCCCTAAGAGTAGAAGACGGGCCATTGTCAAACGTTCTAAGCATTCGCTTATTATTATCTTTAGAATGCAACCTATTTAAAAGCGCATCAAACTCGCTCGGGGCTTGATCTTGTAGGCGTCGCGCTGTACGGCTCTCAATACCATTATACACCGCGTATTGATTAAACGAAACGTCGTTAAAGTCCATAACAAGGGTAGGTTCACCGCCCCGCTGTTCAACTATCAACTGGGGCTTCATCTTCCCGTCGCTGTCTTCTATCGTTCTTTTCTGCATATGATT